TGCGACATCAATGTGACATTACGTAGAATTGTGTGCACATGGTACGTGCAAATAAAAATGAAAAGTGAGCTGGCCTAGTATTACCCAGCTCACTTGTGCACATTGCACATCTCACAAAACGCAATCATGGCACCCTCACAAGCTCGCGCACAGGGTAAGCATTGGTGCTTTACTCTCAACAACTACGATGACGCCGATGAGCGCTCGCTCGTCGAGCTCTACGAACGAGGAGGTATCGATTACCTCGTATTCGGAAGCGAGTTGGGAGAGTCTGGGACTCCACATCTCCAGGGATTTGTTACTTTCACTCATCGAAAGCGCTTTACTCAAGTCCGCAACGCCCTCGGAGGACGCGCGCACATCGAGCGAGCTCTTGGTACTCCGTGGGAAGCTGCTAGCTATTGCAAAAAGGATGGGGAGTTCGTTGAGTTTGGAACCCCGCCACCCGGCCGAGGAGCTCGGACTGACATGGATCGATTCAAGCTATGGGTGTCCGAGGTCTTTTCGCAGACTAGTCGAAGACCTTCAGAACGTGACGTCGCTAATACTTTTCCTCACCTCTACGTCCGATACCGGCGAAACATCATGGATCTTGTCACTCATCTTTGCGGCGATCCAGTCATGCAATCAGGAGATATGAAAGAGTGGCAGGCGGAGCTTCAGGAGATCTTGGAGAAGGATGCTGATGACCGCTTGATTCACTTCTATGTTGATGAGGCAGGAGGTACGGGGAAGTCTTGGTTTACGCGTTGGATGTTGACTCAGTATCCCGAGAAGACGCAGATGCTCGGGGTCGGGAAGCGGGATGACTTGGCTCACGCAATCGATACTTCCAAATCTATCTTCCTCTTCAACGTCCCTCGTGGTGGTATGGAACACTTGCAGTATACTGTGTTGGAACAACTCAAGGACCGGATGATTTTCTCGCCAAAGTACTGCTCGATGACGAAGTTGATGGAGACTAATGTTCATGTTGTTGTCTTTTGTAACGAAGAACCGGATTTATCGAAGATGTCTTTTGATCGCTACCGTATTGTTGGGCTCTAGCGATCCCCGCGCCCCGCGCGGTCCGGTTCTTCGTTTCGGTAAACGGGTCTTTAGTTGACAGCCCCGTAGCGCCCCCGGCGCACGGGGCTGTATACTATAGTGCCGCTATCGGAACGATCTGGGGCATACCCTGCCCACGCAGCGAAGCATGCTATACACCCAGTAGTAATTAACGTTTACCTATTACATGTCTTTAAAATAAGTTCTAACTGCAGTGAAGCCTTGAAGACGACAGTCTGTGGCGCCATCGAATGCGCCGTTTGCCGCTGTTGTGACACACCAGATCTGCGGCTTAGGTGCAGCCTCGTCAGGCTCGAACTCCATTACGATAGGTTTCTTGAGCTTGACGTAATATTTTGTATTGACACATTTGCCTTGACCGAAGGAACCCAAACCGTTGGTAGGACGGATAAGAAAGCTTTTGACAGAGAGACGCTTGAAGCCGATGGTGTTAACGCTCTGAATATGACGGAGGTATGGGTCGAATTGTACGGACTCGTATGGTGTTGGGGTACGGTTGTTGTCGTTCCCAAGGAAGTACTTGTCTAGCGGGCTCTCCCGACGGTTCGTCAAGATAAGTTCGATCCGAAGAGACTGAACGTAGTTCTGGATCTGCTTGTTGTCGAAGGACGCTTGTATACGGAATCCGGTGATCGATATCTTGCGACCTATGCGCTGATTCGTCTGACCGCCGATGTTTACGTTTGCAGCACATACGAAGGCTTCGGCCTGCGTTGGATTCGGCAGAGTATCTAACCAAATGGCTCCAGTTTCAAGGATACTTTTGGATTCAGCTAAGGAGAGTACTTGCTTACGTACGTACGCCTTGGACATACGTCGTTTTTTATAGCCGCGCCGAAAACGTGTTCGCCGATTTTTTTTGGTGTAGCCTCTACTGCGTTTGTACCGCGCCATAATTTTAGTGCGACATCAATGTGACATTACGTAGAATTGTGTGCACATGGTACGTGCAAATAAAAATGAAAAGTGAGCTGGCCTAGTATTACCCAGCTCACTTGTGCACATTGCACATCTCACAAAACG